CTTAATAAATCGTTAAACAGTTCAGTAAATTTCTTTCTTAATCGACCAACAAATTTAGTAAACTTTAATTCATCTCTTGTAATTTCACTTGCTCTACCAAGATTAAATCCTTGACTTGCCTCTAATCTACTTACAGGCACGTTTAATGATCTATATAATTTTGCTCTAAAGTATTCAATGTCAGAAATTTCACCAAGATTTGCACCACCTGGTAAAGTTGTAATATCAGTACCTCTGCCACCTTCTCTACTTGGTAACCAAAAGTCTTCTAACATTGACATATAGTTTCTGTCATCTCTAACTTCACCTGTAGCAGCGTCATAGACAAGTTTGTTTCTGTATCTTGCCATAACATCTCTCAAATATTGCTCTGCCTTAACTTTAGGTAAATTACCTACATCAATTTTGAATATTCTTCTTTCAGGTGCTCTTGCAATTCTGTAAATAACAGCAGCGTCTTCAATCATTCTTAATTGATTGACAGGTTTAATTGCCTTATGTAAGTATGATAAAACTATATTTTTATTTTGATCAATTACACCTGATGGACAATATGCGATTGTATCTGGTGCAATTTTAATACCTTGAATAGCAGCAGAACCTTGTATACCTCTTTCGTTATAAACAAAGTATTCAACTGTTTCATCAGCAATATTAATGTTAGTAGGAGATGTTAAACCTTCTGGTCTTCTCTTTCTAACTTCTCTTATCTTTTTGATCTTTCTAGGATCAAGGTATTTTAATTCTGTAATACCGTTTTTAGTATTTTCAGCATCAATAACCTTTTGAAAAAAGATTCTTCCATCAACATACCATCTTCTAAAGAGGTCGTGTCCTCTAGTGTTAAACTGCATTAGTCTTAACACCTCTTTAAATTCTTCTTCTATTTTTCTTTTAATTTCACTACTATATGTAAGTTGATCTGTAATAACTTTTACTGATTGTTTATTTTCGTTTGAAGTTATTGCTTCATTGACAATATCCTCTATTGCCATATCACATTCTGGATGTAGTGAAATTTCTCTATATCTTCTTATTAGATCCTGCTCAGTCTTGGCAGTGCCCTCCATATCGAGGTAACTGCCAAAGAAACCCCCAGCGGCAACGACTTGTGTGCCGTCCTCCGCTTGGGGCATACTGAATTGTTGTTTTGGATCTGTTTGAGGTTTTACCCTAGTAATGTTAAATCCAAATAACTCTGCCATAATTTAATTCCTTTGTTATATACTACTTATAATAGTTTTAAGTAGTTGTATTTGTTTCAAAGTATTGATATTGAAACGTTACATCAAAGCTTTCTACCTCGTCATTAGTTGCATAATTTAATGGTATAGCAGCTATTTCTGTAGGAAATCCACCTCTCAAAGTATAAGATTTTAACGTATTACCATTTCTGTCCAACTGATCAACAAATATATCTACTTGATAATCTACAGGATTTGAAAGTCCTTCGTTATCAGTCATATTGTTGATACCATTTTGCCATCTCTCAAAAGCATTTCTTAACTTAAAGTTTGTATCGTTAAGAATAGTTACAGACCAATCTCCGAAAGTTCTGTCACCTGCGATTTTGATTTGTCTTCCTCTAAATGGAACATTTATATTACCTACACTCATTGCAGGAATAGATGTTGCTGTACATAGAAACGCTAGGTCTTCTATTTCTCCACCAACTTGTGCGTAACCAGGGAAAGGCATTGTTACCTTAAACTGGTTTGGTCTTGCACCACCGCCAGCAAGTTTAGCTTTGAAGTCATTTATGTTTGCCATTTTTTATTCTCCTTCTCTACTATTAACCGCCTGCGACTTCTTCAAAAGAAACGCCAGTTCTGGTTGCAACGAATTGTAATGTGATAAAGTTAATGCTTCTAGCAGGTTTAATGAAAATCTCTGCTATAAACTCATTTCTATCAATTACTTCGCCTGTGTTGTTAGTTTCATCACACACTACTAAAAAGTCTGTGATACCTCGTCTACCTTGTACTTCTCTTAGGAAAGGTTCTACAATGTTTCTAAAGTTAGCTCTTGTAAATTCATCATTGAACTCAAAGAGTTGGAATTTAGAAGCAGTTGCAATCGCCTTTTCTAAAGTGATAAACAATCTTCTTACGTTGATTCTATCAAAAGCACTTGGAGAAGATAATCCAGTTTTGTCTCCGAATAATACAGTTCCTTGACCTGGGAAGGTAGCAACTGGATTAATTCTTTTTGGATATAACTCATCTCTTTGTGATTTTGTAGGGTTGAACGCTAGTTTAGCAGCACCTCTGATAATACCTCTGTTAAATCCAGCAGGTGAATACCAAGCGTCTGCAATAATGTCTGTTCTAGCAGCCAATCCAGCAATATCTCCGTTTAAAGGTACAAATCTGTAAACGTCATTATATCTGTCGTAACAGTATTTGTAACCACTATCAAACACAACATATGAAGAAGAACGTACTGTACTAAAGAAATCTACTACGTTATCTTTTTGTGTATTTGAGTTTGAGATATTGACAACATCACTTCTTTGTGGAGAAGCAAATACAATTGCGTCTTTTCTATTTTCTGCAATTGTGATTAGATTGTCAACGTGTGTTACTGAACCACTTGGACCAGCGATAATTAATCCTACATCAACTGTATCAGCGTCTGCAAATTTTTCGTAAGCAGTTTTTAACTGACCGTCAGTTACAGTAGAACCATTAGCACCACCAGATAATGACTCACTAGTTGGAACAGTTACCGAAGTATATGTTGTACTAGCAGCTGCATTACCCCAATTGGGACCTGAAGTGTTATGATCCATCCAGAAAATGTAATTTGATTTATTTTGAATTACAGTTGGATAGTAGTTAACATCTCCTTGTGGTGTTTTTGCGTCTGAAGCTTTAGATACTTTTGAGTATGTTTCTAAAACTGTACCAGGTACTCCTGAAATTCCACCGTCTTCGTCAATAACGACTACGTGTATTTCGTCTCCAGAACCTGATCTAGTTGAAACATAAGTTGAAGTGCCAGGAGCACCGTCAACCACATCATAATATCTCCATCTTCTTTTTATTCTTGCGTCATCAGCAACAGCAGTTATCAATCCGCCTTCACCTCTAGGATGTTGAACGATAGTTATTGATGTTGATGTTACAGCAGTTACTCTATATTTTTCACCAGATGTAAAATCTGTTGCACCAGCACTTGCTGAAAATTCAACAATGTCACCTACGTTTAAGTAAGATGTAGCATCAGAATCAACAGTAATAGATGTTGCACCAACAGCGGCACCGCCGTCTGCTTGTTGAGATGTTGTTAATGTTTGTTCATATGCACTTGCACTTGGACAAGTTGCAACTAATATATTATTACCCCAAGCGCCAGGTGATCTAGCAGCAAAAGTTCCTACAGCAGCGGAACCGTCGGCGTAATTGTCTTCATAGTCTTGTGTATTCTTAACAAGTAGTCCACTACCGTTTGCAGTAGCATTGACTTGACTTGTTTGGGTAGCTCGTACTACTCTTAATGCGTTAGAATATTGTAAGAAGTTAGCAGCGCTGAAAAAGTATTCAAAGTTACTTGAATCAGGTTTACCAAACGTATCTACAAGTTCTTGTTCACTAGAAATAGATATTATCTCATCTACAGGACCTTGGTTGAATGAACCAGCAAAGGCACCAATAGAAGTTGATACAGCAGGAATGATTCTTGTTAAATCTTTTTCCTGTACGAGAACACCAGGTGATACTTGAAATGCCATAGTTTTCTCCTCTAATTAGCTAATTATTTTATACATATAATTTCATCTATCGTAAGTTTTCTTACGCCCATAGTCAAATTTCATTCTTACTTCTATTTATAATTACTATAAATTGCACTAATGACTCTTACGGACCACAGGAACCCACCTATCACCATATTCATCAATAGTTTCTTCATTCATAGGATCAGAATTTATACCGTCATCTACGAATCCAAACGGTGCCATATCTTCCTCTATCAATTTCTGTTGTTCTACATACATTTGTTGACGTGCATTTTGATTAGTCAATTCTTTGAAATATCCTTGGTTTGATACCCAACCAAATATAACTAGACACATCATCAAATCATCATTGCTACCGTCCTCAGCCTGCCAGGATTGACCTCTTTTAGCAAAAGTTGACATCTCCTGTATAATTTTGAAAGAGTTAATTATCATCTTATCTCCTTCAATAAGTGTCTTTAAATTGGCACAACCTACTCGTTTAATTTGTTTTGTCATACGAACACCCATAGATGAACCACGACCACTATACATTGCACCTAATATTTGACCTGCACGACCTTTTTGTGTACACATTAATACATTAGGGTACTCTATTTCAAATTGCAATGCTTCTGCAATCTGTTGTCCTATATCATTGACTTCAGTTAGTATGTGTGCCTCATTATATCTTTTTGCAATCTCACT